TTCCACATATTTTCACCACTATGTGAGACCGCTTCGAGATCGTAGTCAATCCCTTCGTTTGGTTTGTCTAAATTTAAATCTTTCATACTTCCTCCAACTCAGCAATGAGTTCTGCGTCGACTTCACTGGAATAACCAATCCTATAGGTCTTCTGTAAGAAGTCTGAGAAATTTGTTGTTTCGAAAACAGGTTCCCAGAACTCCGCGTTCAAGGTGTCCTTTGTTCGTACTTTAGTCCCAACGAGTTCGCCTGTAGTTGTGTCAACTTTTTGATACCAACCGTTAGAAGGCTTAGCGACATAACCGCCAGCAAGAGCGACATCGAGAAGACCACTATACTTTTGAACACCCCCTTCCCACGAAACTCCGATAGGAATTTTTGACTTCTCTTTGACATAACGAGATTTCTCTATATTGATAACAAAATTGTATCCAACAACTTCTGTTCCTTGTTTCTCTTGTTGACGACCAATAATCCAAATATTGTCAGCAGAGTAGTAGATACCTGTTCCACCACCAACGATATCTTTTGGAAATAAACCGATCTCTTTGTATGTGTGGTTGATTGCGATAAGAGGGATATTCTTCATCGTCAAGTATGGGGTCGCCATACGGAACAGACCTTTCAGTGCTTTCGCACGAGACATGTCTGCGACACCCTTCTCGTTCAGTGCATCCTCTAGTTCTTTCTTGGACGCAAGGTTACCGATAGAGTCGATGATAATAATCACGTCATCGTCACGGTCGAGTTCTTCCAACTGGTTGATCAGATCGAACTTGAGTTCTTCGACGTTTGCGATCGGTGTGTGTAGGACACGGTCAGTGTCGACACCGAACTGTTCAAAGTATGATTGCGGAGAACCGAACTCCGAATCATAAAAGAGGACAACTGCCTCTGGTTTTGCGTTCAAGTATGCACCCGCCATAAGTAATGCGAATGATGTCTTAAAGTGTTTTGATGGTCCCGCAAGAACGGTAAGCCCAGGCGAGATACCACCATTAACCGAACCGGATAACGCGACGTTCACCATCGGAACGTCGGTAGGTACCATATCTTTTTCAGTGAAGAACTTACTCGTCGAGAGGGTCGCTGTCTCCTTGATCTTGCTGTTCTTCTTTAGTTTGTCCATTATCGACATTCTTGCTTCCTCCGAAATCTACGAATGTAATGTTGTTGACTTTTTCACGTTCATCGAGGTCGTATTGTACCCTATAATCGCTGTTGATGTCAAGAACTTTTTCAAGTAAATCAAACGACGCAACTGTGCCGTCGTCCATATCATGTGTAGAAAATCGTAAGAATGCCTTGGTGTCTTTTGGTAAACACGCACCACCGAATCCACGTTTTCCATCGAAGCCTGGTACACGAGTATGTCCCACACCTACACGATCGTCTTGTCCAACAGCACGAACAACTGTGTTAAAGTTGCACCCATACAAGTTAACCAGATCGTACAACTGATTGAAGAAGGTCACCTTAGTTGATAGGAAAGAGTTTATCGTGTATTTAACAAAGGACGCTTCATAAGCACTCATTCTGTGATAGTCATTAGACTCACATGAACCAAAGATCTCATAGATATCTACTATTTCAAGTACTGCCTGTGGTGTACCTCCCATCACGTGGAATTTTGCAGAGACGAAATCCGCCTTCGCATTCTTCTCTGTTAGGAACTCTGGGTTGTAACAAAATCTGTCGTGTTGTTCTTTGGACATGGACGCGTACAAACGATCGACCACGTCCGGTGTGATAGTTGATTTTACAACAACCAATGCGTTTGTGTAGTTCAGTGCTTTCAATACCGAACTCTCTACGATCGATGAGTTTACCGAACCGTCGTCGTTCGACGGTGTTGGTGCACATACGAAAACGCAATGTGGCTGTTCGTCTGGTAACATGGACTTGAAGTCTTCCACGTCATTATTGTATTTTTTTGGATCGATTAACATGTGTTGCACAAGAGGATGTGTAAAGGCAAACTCAACCGCCTGTCCCACAAACCCATGTCCAACTATTGCAAGTCGGAAAGTTTTTTCCGTATTGTCAGTTGCCATTAGGCATCTACCTCATTATATTTTTTATACCATTCATAGAATCGTTCTACTCCTTCCGCGATACTGACCTTTGGATTATATCCATACTGGGCCAACTTGCTTGTGTCGGACCAAGTCTCTAATGTGTCTGCCGGATGTTTAGGAGCAAGATTCTTATCCGCGTCCTTACCTGTGTTCTTCTCAATCTCCGAAATAAAGTCCATCAAAGCGACCTGTTCTCCACGTCCGATGTTGAAGATCTCACCGGACGGGATGTCATTATCTAGGACGATCTCAATGCCGTCATTGATGTCGTCGACATAGGTAAAGTCGCGTTTCATATCACCATAGTTGTAGACGGTGATCTCATTACCCGCAAGGATATTCTTGGTGAAGTCAAACAACGCCATGTCCGGTCGACCCCAAGGTCCGTAGACCGTGAAGAAACGTAGACCTGTGGTGTTTAGAGTAGAGGACTGCATTTGACACTCGTTGGCCCACTTGGTATACCCATATGCATTAAGTTGTTTACCTGTCTCTTTACCTTCAACCCACGGCACTGGGGATCCCGCGTATACGCATGAAGTAGATGCGTAAACGATACGAACGTCCGGTAGGTATCTCTTACAAAGGTCAATTAAATTCTGGGTTGCGTCAATGTTGTTCGCGTGATAACTCTTCTCTTTACCCAGAGAGTCACGCACACCAGCCATTGCGGCGAGGTGAACAATTGTGTCTGGTTGAAAATCTCGTAACAAACCTTCTAACTTGATGTCATCACGAAGGTCACAATTATAGACATTTAGATCAAAGTTTTTGACTCGATCTCTTTTCAGTTTTGGGTCATAGAGGTGACTATTAAAGTTATCCAGACCGATAACGTCAAGACCTCTGTTTCTCAATCGGTTCATGAGCTGCGACCCAATAAAACCCGCAGCTCCTGTAATCAAAACACGTTCCATTTATCCATTCCTATAAACATATTCTAGTGCGCGATCCGCCTCCACATGCAGTGGTCTATTACCATACCAGTTACCCGTTTCGCGGTCGAACTCTCTACAAAGTTCTTCTATTTGTTTTGCAGTGATCGGATACCCTCGCGAGTATGCGTTCCCTGCGATTGCGACCATGATCGCATAAATCTTTGAATACCAACCTGTCCCAGAAATCGTCTGATATTCTGCACCCATTTTCTTTGGCCAGAAAGGACAATCCCGATAAGATGTCCATCGGTAGTCGGTGTTATTTAGTCCATTTTTACGATGTTCAATTACCGCCTTCTGCATTTCTGGTGGTAATCTATCTAGGAAAGAATTACCTGTCTTTTCGACGTAGGGATGCTTCGCGATCAACTCAGAAACATTAAGTGCAGACCCTCCAGAGTTGACCATAAAGAACGAGTAGGCATTAGGATATTGCGCGGGTACGTAATACATACGCGCGAGGTCTTTGGTCTGCGGATCTCCCAGTTCACCCAGTTCGGTATTGAGAGCGTGCCAGAACGCCTTGATGCGATTGTTCTCGATCTGTTCGTCGAGACGGAATATGATTCGAAACTTTAAATGCTCTTCTGAACTGCTTGCTGTGTTGTAGACGACATAGTCATACTGACCGTACTTGCGGTTCAACCACGTTCTTAGGGACTCAATATCACCGCAGCCGTCAATAGGGTCATCCACGTCAACGCAACACCAAGGACTCCAATAAAGAACAGATTTGTTACTACGCGTCGAACCCACGTCGAACACAGCAGGAGTAAGAAGAGGAGAACTATTGGGTCCACCTTTTTCTCCCGGCTTTGTGTAGGAATCACGAAGACACACCACGAAGTCCAACCAATTAAAGAAGGTGGTTCGTCGATGTGTCTTATTATCAAACTGATTTTTGAATAGAGTTAGTTCATACATGGGACGTATTATACTACAAACTTAGCGTATCTGTCAACGTAAAAACTTCGACTCATAATCTAAAAGCTCTCTAGGAACTTCGAGAGGAAAACCCCACTTATGTGCGGGTTGCTTCTCGAACTCTTTATGTGTTAAAACAATACCTGCCTCTTTATATTTCTCTAACATGGGGGTTTCGATGAAGACCGAAACTCCATCGATGTCAGAAATAACAGAAGTCTGATCTCGAAGTATAGTATTCTCTTTCTTAGTTACAGTAATAGTCTGTGATGCAAACTCTGCAATCTTCTTGAACTTAATGAAATCTTCCAAGTAGATATGACCATTATCCATAATGAACCGGCCGATCCATTGAGGACCAGCAAAATGATCTTGAGTTCTCTCGCCTGACTTCGCATTCTTGGCAGCGACAGACACGTATCCGGTAGATATGTTGGCCACTCCCTCGTAGAAAAAACGAGTGATGGTTCGACGACATATCATCTGACTATCGTCTTTCCAATCTTCGTAGAGGCCTCGCATGGCACAAAATACAGTATAGAATGTTCGATCTCGTTTTGTCATCATATTCAATCCCTCAACTCAATTTACACTTTCATTATAACTCTATTTGAGAAAAAGTCAAGTGTAAATATTCACATTATGCAACAACAGTATCGTCAAGCTCAACACCATGTAACTGAGGAACTTCGTGGAGTTCAGGAACTACAAACTGTTCAGAAGTCAAGAAAGTACCTAATCGTTGAAGAACTCGATGTTGACGAACTAGATCTTCACGCGCAGCGGCACGGGCAGAAGTAAGATTCTTCTCAGTAACATTAGTGAAAGCTCCGGCGACCCTCAAGACCTCTGGAAGGTCTTGACCAGACTCTATCAAATCGAGACACGACAGAGACATGTTAACTAACGCACGATAACCTGCCTTACTGGCCTTGTCACGGAACAATTGAGGAACCACTAGAGAGTCTCCGAAGAGATCTGAGTTACTAGATACATAATCTTCAATGCAATCTTGAGAATACTTCTTAACGCCTTGTCGCACGTGATGATCTGCCATCAGAGATGAGTGTACCTCAACGAGACCTTCCTTCTGAGTGACTTTCAACGTCTTGAGGACATCGTCAATCGATTCTTCGTTGATCTTAGAGATCGTACCGTTAACCATTCGAATGTTCAAGATCTTAGAAGCACTCTGAACAATGTCAGCAACAGTTCGGTAGTTCTTAGTGTAACGAGGAGAAATGTTACCGTTCTCACATGACATTGCAACCTGTTTAGACTCTTCGTCTCTCCAGTTCACGACGCAAACAAACATCTCTTCTTGGTTGGCTCGAAGGTGACCTTGATGCCGATGGTTCCCCATAGAAAGGACAAACTTTCCATTGACGTACTCAGTGACAGGGGCTTCATGAGCATAGGGCATGTAGTACCCAGTCTCAATCATCTCTCGGAATTCGTTAACTTTCTCTTCGTCATAATCACCGGCACGAGCCCAGTTAGGACCACGGTGGATATCATCAATAGAGACCCAACCGGCAGCGATGATTTCACAACCATCATATTCTGGAGCGCAATACTGACTTTCTACTAATCGGATGTTTGGAATGGTCATATCAATTTCTCTCTCATCAATTTATGTAACCATTATACTAAATCTGACGGAATTGTCAACAGCTAATCGTGACTTATTTTTGGTAATTAGTCACATTTATTTGATGGCGATTGCACCGACAAATAGATGGTTCTGCCAGAATGGTTGGATCTTCGTAGAGTCAAACCCTGCGGTCATGCAAAGTGAGTGCAATTCCCTCCAAGTACAACATTTCATCATTGAGCGGAGTTCCCGTTCTTTTGATAACAAGTCTTCCGCCTCAAAGTTCTTAGACTTATGGTCATAGAATTGAAACGTCATGATTTCCTGAAGACGAGCATCTCTCGCCATAGTCTTCTCTGCAAATATGAAAGCGCCACCTGTGTTCAGACCGTGATATATTTTCTTCATCAAGTCACGTCGTGAATGAGGGGGCATGAACTGTAAAGTGAACAGAGAAGTGATAAGAGAACAGTTTGCAAATGATGCGTTACGCACGTCCATGTTATGAAAGTCTACATCACCCAGACCCTCATTATCAATCTGCTTGTGACGAGCATTCATATCATCAACAAATCCGGATGCGTACTCAATACCAGAGTAATGTGCTAGAGGTGCGAATCGATTGTTCTGTTTCATCATTTCGTAGATAGTCTTACCCGTCGAACAACCGATGTCGACAACGTCGGTTAGATCCTCGACGAAGTATTCGGATAACTTTATGACATCATGATGTAGATTACTGTAACCACGAATCGAGTTTTCGATGTGATTATCGAATCCTTCCTCACGGTGGGCAAAACTAAAGTCTGGTTTGTTATAACTCTCTCTATCTTTCATTGTATACCTTCAACACGTTCTCATATACGGATTCTGCCACCGACTTCATCATCAACGGAGGCACCATGCGTCCGATGCGTTCTGCCTTCTGGTTCCACTTACCCGTAAGTTTAAAATCATCTGGTAGAGACATTATACGCTTTAATTCGCCGAGTGTCAACTTCCTTGGTTCTGCCCAATGGAATGCACCCGCAGTCGAGTTACCATTACCCATCGCGGTTAGTGTTGGTGCAGGCACCTCAAGTGATACACGTTTTAAATTGAAGTGATGACCCTTCGGATGATAGTCCATACCCGTCAGTACTTTGTCTGGATATGTGGGCATCTGAGATCCCGTTTGTTTCCAGTATGCGGTTCTTTCAAACTTTTCTGTTAGTTCCTTTACCTCATCTTCATCGTACTCCAGATTGACTAGAGCGTTCTTTAACGGGATGACCTCACGCGATGGAGCAGGAAATAAGTGGTTCATTGTCAAAAAATTAAGACCCACCTCTTCCGCAACGTCGTTGCGTACTGCAATAAAGATCACACGTGTACGTGTTTGCGATACTCCGTAGTAGCGTGAATCCATAACTTCAGATACGACCTCGTACCCGATGTTCTCAAACTCATTCAGGATACGATTGTAATACTCTTTCGCCTCACCGACAGTGAGACCTTTCACATTCTCTGCGACGATAACCTTGGGTTGAATGTCGTTCGCGACACGCAAGAACTCAAAGAACAGATCTTCGATATTCTCGACAACCTTGCCGTCCGAATAGGTCTTGGTCTGGCCCCAACCATCTGAGTGTTTACCGTCAGATGAATGTGACAGTTTACCCGCAACAGAGAATGCGGAACAGGGCGGTGATCCATCTAAGATATCCAGTTCACCTTTTTTGAGACCTGTAAGATCAAGGAAGGTTTGTCCGGTTAACTCTTTAATATCGTCCGGTACAATGGGTGTTGTTGGGTAGTTATCCTGATAGGTGTTTCGTGCCTCTTCAACAAACTCATTGATAGCGAGGATGTCTCCTCCCGCAAGGCGATAACCTGTAGACGAACCACCCCCACCGGCGAAGGTGGAGATGACGTTGAACTTTTTCTGGGATGCCGCGTCATAGACATCCTGTAATGTGTATGGGGAGTAATTCATAATATACCTTTACTATTTTCGACTAGTATACAGTATATAGCCGCTGGTGTCAAGAAGATTATGCGGCTCCCAGTAAAGACTCTATTTCATCGAACTGTTCTTCGACACCATACATACCCATCTCTTTCTTGACGCGCCATTCCTCGCGCACAGGTTCATCAAGGTCCGTGAGAGAACATGCGTCCTTACCCATAGAGTCCTGTTCCCATCGACGGACACCGACAACCTCGTTCTCGAAGTTGAGTGCCTTCTTCTCGCAGTACAACTGACCGAAGTCTACCGACGCGTAGATCGCGGACTCCCAGAACTCGATGTGGTCTTCCTCACGGAAGTCGATAAGATCGACGACCGACTCAGAGATGATGTACTCCTCAGAGTATGCGGATGAGTGCTCGATAGAACGCTCAACGTCGACCCACCACTGAGTGTTGGCGATATCATCCGCCGACGCGTTAATGAAGTAGGTGTCGCCACCCTTAGACTTCCAGTGCTGAGGGCAGTAACCCTCACCGTCCCAATCGTGGGCACCGTAGTTCTCACGAAACTGAGTGGCGATAACAACAATAATTGAATTACTCATTACACAAACTCCTGATATTCATCATAGGTTAAGTACATGTCGGTAGTGGGATCGAGATAGGCACCTTCACGTGCATCATAATATAAGACTCTATCACCGTCATAGAAAAATGGACCTTCCAGACCCACACGCTCTTGATACTTCTCGCGGGTTTCATCTGAAATGTTCAAAATTCTGTATCCCATAACAACCTCTCTCATGACTTTATGTAACCATTATACCAAAGTATGAAAGAAAGTCAACACTTAAACGTGACTTTTTTTAGGTAATAAGTCACATTATAGAGAAGAGATTTACTGTCTCTGTCCAAGTCTTAAAAAGCGACTTTTCTCTCAGAGTATACGACCCAAAGATGTATCCCTGAGTCATTGGTACTTCTCGAACATTATCACTATGACCTTTACCGACAAAGTACTTGTTCTTAACTGGATACTTTTTGATCACTTTGGTATCAACAACTAAAAAACGATCCCGATTTCGACTCATGGGACAGAATAAAAAAGGGACATTGGACTCAACATACTTTGTCTTTCTACCCAAGACGTGTATCCAACGATAGTTAGTTGGCCACTCAGTGCCCCACGCATTCCATCGTTCAAGATCAATATCGAGAACGCGCTCTCCGGTATCATGGTTAAATAATGACAAATCAACACCCATTTGACCATCTACATGACGACCGACAGTCAAGGACATTTCTCCCACAATGGAAGTGATATATTCTCTAAAGTAGGAGTTGTTTCTTAAATGACGATGAATGAAGAGGTCTAAGTCTCCACAATCATCGAAAGAATTCGACCTATCCTTAAACACTTTACCATATTGTTCTATCTGTGACTTTGTTACATTCATTGCAGTGGGATCTCCATCTTAGGACCAACAAACTCGTTGAGGCGGCGTTCAACTTCTTCGAACATCAAAGTGTACTTTCGACCCTCAAGTTGACGAATGCGCATCGGGCACACTTCGTACTTCAGCTTCTCATCGTACATTGCAATCTTTTCTTCGTAAGTCATAATCATCTCTCATCACTTTATGTACCCATTATACCAAAGGATGAGAGAAAGTCAACACTTTTTTAAAACTTTTTTATGGTAATATTCCCATTTTTAGGTTCTATATCGATAAACCGACGCAACTCCGATATTGAGTTCCTTTGCAATTGCAGAGGGTTTCATTCCTCCGAGATGCAGTTCTTGAATGCGGTTACCCAACTTTCTCGCAGTTGGTGCGCGTCCTTTATATTTTCCTTCCTTTTTTGCTCTCTCTACACCATTTCTTGTTAGATTATGGTGGTTATTGAATCTATTAGGTTTCAAACCATGTATCCACCCATGATGTTCGACACAAAGAGTTATCAGATTTGTAGGGTCATCATAATCGCCAGATACAGGTTTCAGTACACTTTTTTTACAAACAATATGGTGGACGTGAAGATCATCCTTCGTACCACATATTACACAGAAATCAGTAATCATCCAAAAAAGTCCTCAAGGGTTGCGGCTGGTTCTGCCTTCCACCCGACCGCATCAAGGATCGGTTCCAGTGGGTCAAGGAAGGTCTTGTCGAACATCATGTCATAGTCTACGAACTTGTGTAGACCGAGTTCAGGGGGTAGATTGAGAGGGAACGATACGACGTTCTGTCCCAATCGGTTAGGCAGTTTGAGGTAACAGAACTTGATCTTGGTTCCGGTCGTCACGTTTTCATAACGTGTGGTGAGATCGTTCTGTTTGATCGCGTTGTTATAGGTCAACGCGCCACGCACGTGAATCGGGCATGATTTCTTAAAAACATGTTCACGGTCGATCCACTTATCAAGGTTGGAAACACCACGAGGGAAAGACACATCTTCGGGAGGCAGAGTCTTGAAGTGGGATCGGAAGTCACGAATATACCCTTGAGTGTCAGTCTCAGTACCTTCCACAATGACGCGGAAGATTTCCTTAAACTTATCGCGGACGACCTGCGGAGTGGAAGACTTGATTGCCTCGATACCCATCATCTTGAGTTTAGGTTCTGTGTACTGGACACCTTCGTTGTTGTGGACGTTTAGGATGTATCGTTTCTTCGCCATCCAAATCCCACGATCTGCGATAACCTCACGACCCATCTCCATGCGGTTGACATATGCACCTGTGATCTCTGCCATCTTTGCGTATGACTCATCAAGTGTTTTTTCAAAGTGGTCTCGGCAAATATTGTCTAAAAACTTTACTGGATTTTTAGGAGCAAACTTGTCAACAAGGCACCCCATCCTAATATAAACAGAGTCCGTATCAATTGCCACCACATAGTCTTCTTCTGTTTCAAGTATTTTTTGCATTTCATTATTAACGGCCCTCTCTGCCCATTTGATTGCCAACTGACCTGCCATCGTGATAGACTCGGCGACCCGTTGATCAAAGTAACGGAACCACTTGTTACCCAACGCACCATAGAGTGAGTTCATTAGGATCTTGATCGCCATCTGTTGGTTGTTTAGTGATGTGATCTTGTACTGAAGAGACTTGGACGGATTGTTCTGATACTCTTGATCCAACTTGAGCATCTGATCCTTGATGATCCGACGTTCTGCATAGTACTGTTCAATGATCTGCGGGATCACACCTTTGCGTTCGTGAGAGAATCGCACACCCGTGGGCGCGAGGGAATATCCTTCACCTTGTATCTGTTGACCATCAAGGAAAGACTCTACCGATACGTCCACCAGACCGTCCATAACGGTCTCTGGAGACATGTTATACTGAACAATGATGTTCGGGTATAGAGAGTTCAAGTCGAACGAGGTGACCCATTCATGCGATCCTACCTGCGGTTCTTTTACGTAACCGCCTGGATATGGAGTCTTCGGTTTTTCGGTCTTGGGTGGGATTGCGATCTTGTTCTTATTCAGAAGTCGATAGATGATCGAGTCCCAAATGTTCGTGGTACCCAAGGTGTCTCCGTAGTTTACACCACCGCGATACGCCATAGTCAGAACCAGAGAAATAAGGTCGAGTTTCTCATCGAGTTTGTGTACCAACTCCACGTCTTTGACGTTGTAGTCAATAAACTTCTGGTAGTCCTCACGATAGAGAGTGTGTAGGTTTCCGTGTTCCTCATATGAGAGTTTGCGTTCGTCTAGGACGACGTGGGCGATATGGTCAAGTCGATATGACTCTTGTTGTCCCAAAGTGTTCAGGGTGAATTTCTTGAAGACCTCAAGATAGTCGAGATGTTCGACACCCTCAATGATATATTCTTGATTGTCACGCCCATTGATCTTCTGTACACGTTCACGCACCGCACCCCAAGGTGAGAGACGTTTTACTAACGTGTCGTCACCATACATTCGGTAACATCGGTTGACGATGTAGGGGATATCGAAGAATCGTGTGTTCCATCCGGTGATGATATCGGGTGAGTAGGTGACCCAGTGGTCTACAAACTTACGCAGTAGATCATCCTCGTTGTCGCACTTGATAAACAGAACATCCTCGCGCGTGGGCGTGTAGTCGTTGAGCCCCCAGACCCAATACATACCATCGTTGTTGCGTATTGAGATAGAAATTATCGGATGTTCCGCAATGTCTGGTGATGGGAACCCTTGGTCGGACGCGACCTCAATATCGATGTTAAGTACCCGAACCTGTTCGCGATCGAACTTGATGTCGTTAGGGAAGGTCTCCGCGATGAACTGCATCGCGTAGTTGGTCATACCGTAGACCTTGAAGTTGGAGACATCTCGATACTGTTTGGTGAATTCCGTAGCCTCCTTCATCGAGTCAAACTGCATTTCCATCACGGAAGTGCCGTCTAGGGTTCTCCAGTCTGACGGAGAGTTTCCGGTAACATAGAGTTTGGGTTTGAAGGGTACGCGCAGTTTAATTTGACGACCGTTGTCGTAACCGCGATACAGTATGTTGTTGCCCATTCGCAACACGGATGTATAAAATTTACTCATGGGACGCATTATACCCCATTGTAAAGGCTATGTCAATCAATAACGTGAAAAAATTTATGCCTCTTCCAAGGTTCGTCTTGTAACTGCTGTTTGTAACTGTGATGTTCCTGAGTGACAGCGAGTCTTTTAGAAACAACCTGAGTTGTGGGCGTAGGCAACCCGTGTGATTTATCCAATGGATCATTTGTATTAAAGAACTTCCCAATTTCACGACCAACGCCTATAGTATCACAGTTATGCCATGGGTGTAAAGAAGTAACGTGCTTTCCGTAGTAATTAATATCCGGATGTGATAGGTGATTTGTGGTGTATGTTCTGAAAAGACGTTGAAGAACACAGTAAGGACCGCAGTTTATTGGAAAGTCATTGGTAGTCAACATGTGATACGCCCAGTGACAGAATCTTGGGTCGAGAGAATACATACCCATGAACAGTCCAATGTTTGCATAGAGAGTTTCGGGTGTTAGAGTTACCAGAGCCTTAAAGGACTCGTATCGTTCTTCTAACATCCACGTGTCATGCTCGATGACCCACACGCGTTCACCGCTAACCGCACACTGACGCATGATCTCCCAGTGAGAACACATCCCAGCCTTCTCTGTAGGGGAGTGGTCGTCCTTTGGTTGACCGAACTTCTTATTGTCCAGTGTCATCAAACTACGAGACCATGTGTATCGGTCTACGTGTTCTTGGAAGTCTTCAGACTCTGGGGTGATT